GCGGTCATGGCTCCAACCACACTGTTGCGCCGGCCCCGGTGCCCTCGGTCTCGGCGGTGGTGTCGGCACCCACCAAGGTGAATTGCGCCAGCGGCCGATTGATCGCGCCGATGGTGAACGTCAGTCCGTTGATCGAGGGCCACTCGCTGTCCTCGATGATCACCGAGGAGCCGTTCACCGCCGCCGCGTTCAATGGCTGATCAGCCGCGCCGAGCGAGACAAGCGGGTCTGGGCCGAAGCCAATCGACACGGCGGTGCCGAGCATGATCGGCGGCTCGGGCAGCGCGTCGAGGAAGTCGCAGGCGCTCCCCACGTTGCCGCTCGCCGCGAAGATCTGGGGCCACACTTTGATGTTGCCCGACCATTGGCTGACGGTGCGCATCATGGCCGCGTCGGCGACGAGCCCGGCGACCATGCCGCCCGGCGCTGAGCCGCTCGCCTGGACGGCCGAAGCGAGCAGCGCCATCGTGGCCACATCCTCGTGCGCGATCATCCGAAGCATCTGCACGTTGCCCTCGATGTAGGGGAAGACCTCGGCGCTCAAGCGGGCCGAGACTTCGCGCGCGGCAATTGTGAGCGGTGTCGATGGCATGCGCTTAGTCCTTCCTCGGTGGTGGTGGCGGCGGCTGATCGTCGGAGCGATTGGCACCGGGGCCGCGCATCAAGCCGCCGGCAAAGGCGAGCGCCGATGCGAGCGCAGCCGATAGCAAGTCGACGAGGCGGTTCTCGGCATCGCACTTGAAGTGGCCGGCGACGAGTTCGTCATGGTGATAGACGCAGACACCGAAGCCGATCAGCACGACGATGGCATAGATGACGATCACGAACGCCACGAGAATGAAGGCGGCGCGCACCGTATCGAACGGTGGCCGGGGCGGGCGCTCGCTCACGGGGCGTGCCGGATGAAGCGGCGCACGCTGCGCCGCGCGTCACCGGGCAGCGCGTGGACCTGATGCGCGGCCACGCGCTCGGCGATCTCCTCGGGCGTCATGCGCAGCGTGTCGCCTGGGCGGGCGAGATAGCCGTCGCGCGTTAGGAAGGGCGCGCAGACGACAACCGGCCGCACGCGAGCCTCGGGCGCGATTTCGTCGTCGACCGCCACATTGCGGCTGGCGCTCATCGGAGCGGCGGCCCGAAGACCTGCCAGCCGAGCAAGGCGAACAGCAGGAACGGGATTAGCGCGACGCCGAAGATGGCGACGCCGCCGATCAGCGCGAAGTGCCACGCGATACCGACCACGAGCCAGATCAGCATCAGCACCCAGAACGCGAGCCCTCTTGTCATGGCATCACTCCGTTGGCTTTTTCAAAATGTAAGGCAACGCCTCGATGGGGACGGTGTGCATCGTGCATTTGTCGAGAAGCGAGATCAAAGCGCTGATGCCTTCTCCGCGCCGCTCCTCCTGCCGTTCTAGGTAGTAAGACGCTGCGCCGGCGAACGCCATGTTGAGCAGCACGATCAGGAGCAACACCGGCGAGGTCTTGAGCGCGTCGATGGCGTCGCCGGCAATCGCGGTGATGCCGCCGCCGCGCTGCACGATCACTGGTTGCGGGGCGGCGGGCTGCTCGGCCATGGTAACACCTCGTTACTCACGGAAGGATCAAGCGAATGGCGACACCCGGCGACTTCGAGGCGGCAGTCCGCGTCGGCGTTCAGATGAGGGCATTGCAAAAGGCAATCAAAGACATGCCCGAGGGCACGCTGCACTATGAGCGGATGGCGGCCGAGCTTCAGCGCGTGGAGGAAGCCTTCGACCGCTTCGCCGCCATCGCGATGGACGGCGAGCGCCGCAACTAGGCGGCAACAAAACAGCGGGCATAGCTGCCAGCGACGATGTTAGGACTGGCGGCCCCGATGAAGCGCAAGCCGGTGATGCCAGCGGTGGCGTTCGCGTCGTTCGCCGACATGAAGGCGATGCGAGCGCCCCCCGCGTTGATCGCGTACTCCTCGTTGGTGGCGAACCATTGCACGGTGCCGGTGGGTGCCGCTGGCCGCACCTTGACCGTGCCGCTGAACAGTTGCGCGGCCCCCATGACCCACCCGGTTTGCGGCGTGCCTGCCAAGGCCGCTCCCGGTGTCGCGCCCACGCCGAGGACGTATTGCGTGGCATAGATGTTGCCCACCGGCGTCGCGCCTTGCATCAGTTGCATGAGGCCGTTGATGTCAGCGGCGACGGAGTTGGCGAAGTGGTAGTCGATTTCGATGCGCTTCGCGTTCTGCGGAAATGTGACGCGGATTTCGGTCGCGGTCGCGACGAGAACCTGCTCGCTGTAAAGCCGCATCGTCGGTTGGCTGGTGGCAATCGTGCCGTCGCGATTGAACGTGATCGAGGCGATGACCGCGCCCGCGTCGTTGTAGGACGAGAGCACGAGCGCACCGGCCGCGTTCACCGTCGCGCGCCATGCCTTCGCGTCGATGGGATTGCCGCTCGCGTTCCATTGCACGCTCGGGCTCGCTGCCGCCTGGGCGAGCAGCGTTGCCGCGGCGAAGGTGCCGCCCGCCGCAGCGGCGACGGTGATCGCGCCTGTCGTCGTGTTGTAGTTGAAGACCGCCACGTCGCCGACCGTGGGCGAGAGATAGACGTTGACGACCCAATTGGTCGCGCCGCCGGCATCGTTAATCCACATCATGCCGGGCACGATGTAGGTCGGCCGCACGCCGCCGCGGTGCCACGAGTGGATGGCATTGCGCCAGTTGTTCAGCATGTCGGCGAGTTGCACGCCGTCGACGACATAGGGGTCGATGGTGCCGAAGTCGAACTGGCTCATGCGTGGCCCCCGTAACCTTGGACAAAGTAGTCGATGGAAGCAGGCGTGGTGACGACAGCGCCGGTCGCGCTGCGGTGCTCCACTTTGAAATGATCGCGGTCGCTCTCGACGATGACGATGTTGCCGCCGGGCGCGAGGCTCTGCCGCGCGGTGAGCTGGACCGTCGGCGTTTCGAGGAAGGGCGCGACGTAGACGATTGAGAGATGGCCGGTGCCATCGAGCGGCGCGTCGTCGCCTTGGATCGAGCGCAACGGGACCTCGATCAGCACGCCGGCTTTGAGGGCGCGCAGCGTCGTCAGGAGATCATAGAGCGTGCCGACCATTCGCCATTGGAAAGCGCGGCCGGTGATCACGGTCGACTTGAGCGGGAAGTAATCGTCGAACACTACGCCGTCTTGGCTGACAGCCGCCTCGATGTGCGCGTCCCACTCTTGGCTGCTCCCCATGGCGAGCGGCTGCGCGATGGCGAGCGGCACCCAATTCGAGATCGAGTTGTGCGTGCCCATGGCGAGCGGCGTCGCCGAAGCGAGCGGCGTCCACAGGTTCATGGTGCGGCCGAGCCGCGTGCCATAGCCCTCGACATAGCCGGTCATGGTGACGAGCGTCGTCGCGCCGAGATCGAAGCCCGTCGCGAAATCGTAGACGCCGATGCGGGTCGGCGACTTGTTGAGCGCCACGCCGCGCTCGCCGGGGAAGACGCCCGGCGGCACCGCCTCGGGCGCGACCGGCGGTGGCAACCAGATTTCGCCGAGATTGTGGTGCCATATCGCGTTGAGATTGCCCGCCCAGGCGGGCTCCTCGCGCCGGTCGAGGAAGATCGAGCGCTCGGTCTGTTGCGCTTCGAGGATCGCCTCGGCCCAGCCGACGCTCTCCTGGCCGAGACTGTCGATGCTCTTGACCATGAACGTGCCGGATCGCGTCGGCGTGTTGACCTGCGTGGTGTTCCGATCCACGCGCGCGATTGAGGTGGTGGCGCGCTCCCACGTCGCGCCGACGAGATTGCTCGTCCACTTCACCCAATAGAACATCACGTCAATTTCGCCGGTCGGCGTCCACGTCAGCGTCGTGAGGTTGCCGCCTTGCGGCGTGATGTAGAGCGCACTCGGCGGCAGCGGCCGTTCGGTGAGGCCGATGGGCGTGAAGTCGAGGGCGACGGGAATGGCGCGGCGGCCGATACCGTCAAAGGCGCTGAGCACGATGTGCCACGGGCCTTGCCGCATGGCGAGGACTTCCTGGGCAACGCCGGTGACCAGATTGAACTGCCGATAATCGCCGGCCGGCCCAGCCATTTCGAGCATGTAGTTTTGCACGCGCGGATCAATCGAAGCGCTCCACGAGATCACCACACCGAATTGCGGGATGCCCGAGCCGTCGAGGTAAATGAACTCACGGAAGCGGAGGTTGGTCGGCCCGATCAGCGGCCCGGTCGGTATCAGCGAGAAGGCGGGCGGCGGAATTTTCACGCCATAGTCGACATAAGCGAACTTTTCCTCGTGATACTCGGTCGCCATCACCTCATAGGAGCCGTCGCCCTTGTCGCTGATGCTCGCGACGCGCCACGGCGTCGGCTCGACTGCGCCGGCATGGGCGAGCCACATCCATCCTTCCGCCATCGGGCCGGTCTTGCCGGCGACGCGCAGTTGATTGTTGGGCAGCACCGCGATCACCGGCAGCGAGACGACCACCACCGGCACCTCGTGCGCGGCGTCGGTCACGCTTCCTGCGGTGACGAGCAGCGTCCAGCCGGTCGGCTGATTGATCATCACGCCGGGCGTCTGATCGAGCGTCACCGTGTCGACGCCATCATCATGCAAGAGGCGGCCGGCGAGCCGAGCGCCTGCGCGAGACGGGTCGCTGATCGCGATGCGGTCGCCCGGCCGAAGATCGGCGTTCTCAAGCGCGGTGGTGAAGGTCACCACCTCGGTCTCGTATTGCGAGGTGTAGATCAGCCACCGGCCGAAGCGGTGCGCCTGCGTGCGCGTAGTGCAGCCGAAGGCCGGCTTTTGCGTCTCACGATAGCCTTGCTGCGCGAGCAGCGTCGGGTCCTGCACAAGCTCGACGGCCGGCTTGTAGGCGTCCTCGGGGTCGTTCCATTGGACCGCCGCCGCCGTCCAGCGCGAGCGATAGTCGGTGCCGACGTAGTTAAAAAGTCCGTCTTGCACATCGGCCGGGCCGAACAATCGAGTGAGCGGAATGATCAGCCGGTCTTGAGCGATCATCACCGTGCCGTCGGCGTAGTAGAGCGTCGCGAGCATCGACGAGGCCACCGCGGTCAAGATCGTCCAGGCATCTTGCGACGTGTTGATGATGCAGTTGCAAACGTGGCGAGGCTCGATGCCGCCGGGCACGTCGGGGTTCGGCACGCCGCCGTCGTTCCATTGCGCCGCCTCGTAGAAGCTCCACTTGTCGACGGTTTGCACGTCGATGTCGCGGCCAATCCCCCAGCGCTCGTTGGTAAGGAGCGCATAGAGCACCCACGCCGGGTTGTTGGTCCATCCGTCTTTGAAGGTGCCGTCCCAATCGCCAATCTGGCCGTGCGTCTCGCCGTTGTAGTTGGTCGGAATTTTGACCACGAGCCCGTCCATCAGATAGGCGCGCTGCGGCAGCGTGGGGAAGCTCTCGGCATCCACCGCCATGCCGACGACGCAGGTGTCATCGTAGGCGAGCGAGCCGTCTTTGATCTCGGTGTAAGACGAGAAGAACAGCGTGTTCAATTCGCCGGCTTGCGGCGGGCCTTCGAGCCGCACAGCGCGGAACTCGATGAAGTCGGTCGATGGCGGAAGCTCGACGCGCGAGGCCCACTCATAGGGCGACATGGTCTTGCCGAACATCGTCGAGGTCGTGAAGTTGATCCACGGCCCATTGTCGACGCGATAGTCAAAAGCGTAGTCGATGCCGGTGCCGCTCACGTCGCCATCTGTCTCGGTCATGTAGAGCCCGGCCACGCGCAACTTAAAGCGGATCGCCGAGAGCCCCGGCTGTGTCGTGCGCCGGATCACATAGACGAAGGGCTGAAGCTCGACGCCGACGTTCTGCTCAGCCTCGAAGATCGGCCAGCCCGGTATCGGGTCCTGGCTCGGCAGGCCGAAACGGAAGTGGCCTTCGGGCACCAGAAAATTCGCTTGGCCGTTCGGCGCTATCACCGGCGTGCTGTCGAGGAACACCGACTGAAAGTCGCCGGTGTGGAAGCCCTTGACCGGGCCTTCTGAAATCACTTCGAGGATGCGCGCCGTGGATCGGCTGCGCAGCGTGTTCGGATATTGCACCGGCTGCGACGAGGTGCTCGGCGGCGAGCCTTTGCCGGTGCCCTTCGCGGCGACGCGCATCATGCCGGGGCGTGGATCTGGAATAGGCGTGAGGATCATGTGGCCCGGCGGATGGCGCGACCTCACGGCGGTATCCACTCGGTGTTGAGGCCGGCCGAGACGACAATCGAGCCGACGAGGTGCGTGCCGAAGACGAGCGGCACCGGGCCGCCTTGCTGACTGTTGTTGGTGACGCCGTTGAATAGGAACGAGGGCCGGTCGTTGGGGTTCGCCTGCTCGGTCGCGATTGGCGACTTTGGCGTCGTGGTCAAGAGGCCGGCGATGCCGCCCGCGATCATCGAGATGCCGGTCGTGATCAGCGGCACGCCGATCCACGCCTGTCCAAAGTAGGACGCCACCGCGCCGGCGATGATCAGCACGGTGCCGAGAATGATCGAGCCGATGCTTTTGCCGTCGCCGCCGCCGGCCGGCGGTGTCGCCGGCACGAGGTGGAGTGGCTGAGCGCCCATGTTCATCAGGAGGCAATCGGCCGGCACGCCGTTGCGGATGCGCGGCGGGCCGACGATCACGCGCCACCATCCGGCCCTGATCGCGGCGCGCAGGCCGGGCCGCAGCGAGATCAGCGCGCGCACGGCTTCGGCGGGGCTCGCAACGTCGAGGCGAAAGTGCCGGCCGAAGGCGCGGCCGGCTGCGCCGTGGAGGAAAATGTCGCGGATCATAACGAGGGATGACGCAAGGCGAGCGTGATGTGGCGCGCCAATCGAGCGCGCGGCACGAGCGAGGACAGCCGCGTCGCATCGACCGCCTTCGCCCCCGAGGCATGGTGCAGCATGAGGTCGCGGTCGATGACGACAGCGCCGTGCATCGGCACGTCACAGCGGAAATTGAACAGGGCAACGTCGCCGCGCTTCGGCGGCTCGCCAAGGTCGATGCGCTCGAAGCCGTGCCGCTCGAAGTCCATGTAAAGATTTTTGCCGGCCGCCTTGGTCCACCACTCCCAGGCGCGCGGCTGATCGGGGAACGTCATGCCGACTTCGGCATACCAGTCGCGCATCACGGCGTAGCAATCGTGGACGCCATGGCGGAAGCCGCGCCCGATCAGCGGCGCGCGCGTGAGCATGTCGCCGAAACAGAACACGTCGTAGACCGGCAGCGTCATCACGACGAACGGGATGCCGAGTTGCTGTTGATAGATCATGTCCTGTTCGGACGGGCAGCCGGGCGCGTCGGGGTGGCTGTGAAAGAACACTTCGGCCTGGGCGACGCGCACGAGATCGGCGTCGCCGAGAATGATGTCGCGCTCGGGCGTCTCGCTCACATTGTCGAGCCGCACATAGGAGCCGCCCTCGACGATGCCGGCCGCCTCGCGGGGATAGACCTCGACCGCATGATCATAGGCGGCGAGCGCCACGGCAGGCGTCCACGCCGCCGGAAAGCTCGGCGAGAGCGGCACGAGATCGACGCGCGTTGGCAGGCCGAGCGAGGTGTCCATCACTTCACCTTTCCGACGCCGGGGAAGAACCGCGCCGGCAGCGGCTGCCCGCCGGGGAAGCGCAGCGTGCAGCCGGTGATGGTGCGCGAGCATTGGTCGTGCATGGGATCGGTCGGCACGTCGCCATCGGGCGTCCAGAAGCCCGACCCGCTATAGGGACAGGTCGCCTTCGAGTAGTTGAACGCGCCGAGCGCCGGGTCCCAATAGCGATAGGCGTGGGTGCAAACGTCGCGCAGGATCATCCGGCGCGGCAGTTGCGCGCCCTCCTGATCCATCCGCGTCGCCAATCGAAAGCCGATCTCTTTGGCGTTGTGCGCGGTCTTCTGCGCCACCACGAACTTGTCGCGCGTGATGTAGGCGTTGGGATCGGGCGTCGCGCCGTCGTCGAGGAAGCGGCGCAGCGTCAAGATGCGGATCAGGTCAGCGCCGATCAGCCCGAGATAACTGTCGAGCAGGAGGTTGCCGGCACCGTAGAGGTTGGAGATCGTCACCGAGGGCTGCGGCGGTGCGCCCTTGGTGGTCATCTCGAAGCCGACCGCCTGCATCGGCACCGGCGAGTAGAGTTGCCCGCCCCAATAGATGCCGGTGTCGAAGTCGGTGGCGCTCGTGAAGTGGAAGACCGGCCCGCCGAGCCGCGAGGTGTCGAGTTGGTAAAGCCGGATCAGTCCCTCGACGGTCAGGGCCATAGCGCCACCGGCTGCGGATTGAACGAGCGCGTGAAGGTCGCCTGGAAAGTGCCGACGATCTCCTGATTGCTGCGGTCGACAATCGTGGCCGACCATGCGTCGGCGGTGACGAACAATTCGGTCGCGCTGTCAGGCGGCGTCCACCAGAAGCCGCGCGCCGCATTGGCGACGAGGAAGGCATCGAACGCCGCAAGCTCGGCGAGATCGGTGAAGGGCACTTGCACCGACCAACTCGGCCGCGACGGATTGAGCCCGCGCGTGATGCGGTGCGTGTAGCCGTCGCCGTAGTCGAGTTGATCGACGCGCAATTGCGTCGAGCGGGCGAGGCCCGGCATGACGCACCACGGCCAGTAGGGTTGGTTCGCCATCGCCGCCTCACGGAGTTGCGGGGTGGAGCGTGCCGCCGGGCCGCTTCTCGCCTTGGATCACCGTCATCACGGCGGCGCGCACCTTGCGGCCGAAGTCGAGCGCCTGCGATGGATTGGAAGCGCCCACGGTCTGTCCCATGTCGACGTTGACGGTGACGCCGCCGCCGCCCGCCTGGCTCATCGGCACAATCGAGCCGGCCGCGTTCGGCACGAAGAACTCGGGGCCGCGCTCGCCGACAATGTAGGGCCGCCCGGCGCTCACCTCGCCGCCTCCTGCCATGCCCGCGATGCCGCCGCCGCTGTTCGCCGAAAGCATCGCCGCCCAATCGGCCGGGCTCACGGTGCCGGGGCTCACGCCGCCGGCCGCGCCGCCGCCAATCGACGAGAGCGCGTTGACGGCGAGCTTGAACACTTGCGAGAGCGCCGCCTGGGCCGCCATCTTCGCGAGCATCAGCGCGAAGTCGCGGGCGATCTGGTCGAAGCCCTTGTTTGAAGCGCCGACGAGCACGTCGATGCTCTCGCTCATCGCGCCCATCAGCCCTTCGAACGCCTGCCCGCCGGTCATGAATAGATCGTGCGCGCGGACCGAGGCGTTGGCCGCGTTCTCGAAGCCCGCCGTGAGCGAGCCGAGATTGTCGTCGGTGCGCTTCGCCGTGAGTTCCTGCTGGCGCTGCCGCTCGTCCTGTTCGGTCTTGGCGCGGCGCGCCGCCTCGGGGCTCAAGATGCCGGTCTGTTGCTGCCGCGCGAGGTCGCGCTCGGCGAGAGCGCGGGCCTTCGTGCCATCGCCCAGGCGGCGCTCCAACGCCTCGGCTTGCGTCATGGCTTCGAGGAGCTTTTGCGTCTCGGCGCGCCGCTCCTGCTCGATGGTGACGACTTGGCGCAACGCCTCGATCTGCTCGGGCGTCGGCGCGCCGTGGTTCTTGGCGGCGATCCTAGCGACGATGTCGTCGACTTGCTGTTGGACGCGCACCTCGCGTTGGAGATCGTCGATATATCGGTTCTGCCCGGTGAACACCGTGGCGAAGGCGGTCTGTGCGTTTTTCGCCAGCGCCGTGTAGCGCGCGATCTGG